TTATATTCAAGAACGTCTAAAAGATTAGTTAAATAAGAATCTCCGCTAGTTATCGAACAAGCTAAATGTTCAAACACTTCCTGCATGGATAAACCTCTCTTAAAAAGCTCCATCCTGAATTCTGCGTGTACTCCTGTACTAAGGTTAACGTGAACAGATTTCCTAGTTTGAAAGCGGCTCGTCATGAAGCATCAGCTGCAGCACCTGAAGATCCTACGGCTAGCGGCACTTGAATATCTTCAGTGCTAGAAACTGCTTTTCCATCTACTGCTGGTGACAAATCAATACTGTGGCGGCTCTTTAATATTTCTTCAAATGCAAGAGCTACTTCGTCTCCGTATTTAGTGCTTAAAAGCTCTTTAGCTTTATTGTATATTATAGACTCCATATCAAGAAGAGTATCATAGTTGCCAATAAATCTAGCTACGTCTGAAGCAAATATGTCGATATCTATATCTGCTTCAGTAGTTATTTCTTCTTGTTCTAATAAAACGCTAGAAAGAGATTTCTTCCACCATTTAGACTCTACTGCAACTTCATTTTCAGTATTTATTTGAGCGCTTTTAAGAGCATCTATTTCAAAATCACCGAGTATAGAGTCTATCTGAGCCTCAAAAGGTTTGCCAAGTCGTACTTCATCTCCAGCTTCTATTTCAACCTTTTCTTCTTCTGGATCTTCTTCTGAAGCTTCTTCTTCTGGAGCTTCTTCTTCAGTTTCAGTATCGCCTTCTTCGTCAGCCGCTTCATCATCAGCTGAATCTTCATCTCCGAATAATTCGTCTTGCTCTTGAATAAGCGTATTAGAGTAATATTTTCTAAAATATTTTTTGTAATCGTCTCTTTTCATCGAAGTATCCTACTAATCTTATCAGATTTCTTAAATCTGTCTTCTATTACTCCCCAGTTAAACTCTTGCATCATAGCATAAACGTAAGCTTTTTTGTCTTCTAGATAATCTCTAACATAAGACTCAGGATGCATACTCAATACTAAAACTGGATATGCATTAATCTGAAGACTAATATCATTCGAATCCACAGTGCAATTTATATATCTGTTTAAAAATCCATTATATACAGTGACTACCCAGCCAGACCGAGAAGAAAGAGCGCAAGCAATAAAGTCTTTTTGCCATGCGTCAAAGGTTCCAAAGTCTCTTTCTAGTCTCATAAAAACTAAAGAATCCATTGCAACTTGAGATTGAGGGTCTGAAATATTTTCGAAATGCATTCCAAAAAGAAAAGCGCCATTTAAATTATAAGATTCATCTATTTTTAAAGATCTAAACTTTGAAGAATCAGAATTTGCTTGGTCTCTATCGGCAGTGTCTAAAGAAGCTGCAACATGATTGAGTGTCTCAACATATCCATTAAGCATTTCCTGTTGAACTTTTTTAGTTTTGGAACTTAAAAGCTCAGTAGATAAATTAAATTTCTTAGCTTGTGTAACATAAGCTTCGGAAAGTTTTTTGTCTTCTAGTCCAAGATCTGAACGTATTTGAACTTGTAAATTTTTTTCTAAATCTTTCATTTTATCTCATATTCCTTTTCAAATTCGCTTTGATCTATTACGAATATTGTCTCTTCTTCAACTTGTTCGTCATCATCTTCGTGAAGAAAATCAGAAGATGGTGGAGCCCCAAGCAGAGTTTCATCCCCAGGAGGATCTTCTATCCTGGGCACTGCTGGATCTCTAAGCACTACGCTAATATTTCCATTATCATCTATCACATCATCTACTGTATACTCAAATCCAGAATCCATGTGCCTAACTTTTAAATCTTTAGATATTATAATGTTTCCACGACCATCCATTACATCTACTTCAGAAATAGCTTCTAGAAGTCTGTTCTTGTATCTTTCATAAAATAATTTATTAGCAATCTTTTCAATTTTCATTTTTCAATCCCTGCAAGAGTTTTCCACCGAGATGATTCTTGGATTAAATTATTTGAAAAGTATTTTTTATCCAAGTATTTATTAGTTACACGGCGGATGGTAGATTTTGTTATTGGAAACTTATTTTCTGATTTTTGTTGGAGCATTGCTGCGGCTATTTTTGGAATCTCTGCTCTTAAAGTTTGGCCATTGGTTTTACTAAACTTTTTGCTTTTAACTAAAGTTTCTTCATGCTCTTTCCACCATGAATCAACTGCCTTTTGTACCTCTCCAGCAATAGCACTTGCTGCATTAGATAAAGAAGTATCTACTGAAGTTTTAAGACCATCAAATCGCCCTTTAGCTTTTAGTACGCTTTGAGCAGATTGCGAGAGACTAGAATGCCAGCCATCTAAAGCATGTCCAATAGCTACTGCTGGAGCTTCAGCTTCACCAGAAACATCAGCTACTGCTTTTTCTAGAGCAGCACCAACGTCATCTGCATCTGAATCTGCGCTATCATTACTAGCGCCTAATTTAAAGCTTGTTTCTCCGTATTTTCCCGCTTCTAAATTTTTGTTTATTCTAGCAACTAAGTCTTCCATTTCTGTAAATGGAATTTTTAAACCCCCTCCTCCAACAACTTCAACTTCTGCATCTTCAGCAAAATCTTGCTGAAGATCTTCATCCTTAGTTAACTCCATTGAAAGCATGTCTGCAATTTGCGAAGGTCGACCATCCGCTATTTTTTTTCCATCCATCGTTACGACAAGACTACTTTGTCTATAAGCTTTATCAGATAAATCTTTCGGATTAATCTTTTTAGCTTCTATATCTAGCGCTGGGTCATCAAGTGATCCTAATTTTTCTCTAACATCGTCTAAATCAACGTCTTCGAATGCCGTTTCATCTTCTTCTGCAACAGCATCTACAGCTGCTTGATATTTTTCGTGAGAAATTTTGATTTGTTCAAAAAGCAAATTAGTTAGCTCTTTTCTATAAAATGACTCTTCAGCTATTTCAAGACCGGCATCTTTTAAAGTGCCCATATCAATCAACTTAGAAATAATTAAACCGCCAGGTTTTCCTGCTACATCAGTTGCTTTCTTAACTAAATTATTTTTAGTAGTGCTGACTGTTTCTGCTTCTTTAGTTTTTTCATCTTTGGACTCTTCTCCAGTATCAGCTTCAGCAGGAGTTCCAGCCAAAGGATCATCAGATCCTTCAGCTTCTTGGGCAGCGGCATTTACATCTTCTATTGCGTCTTGAGCTGGCTCTGGAAGGTTTACTGCTTCAACAGCAGAAACTAAATCTTCTAAATCTCCATAAGTTAACTCTAGTAGTTCATCAGCAAAAGAATCGGAAGGAAATTCTCCTGGATCTTCTGCACCAGGTATTTTTGCGGCTTTGCCTTTAAAAAAGCCTGCCATTTTTGCAAACATACCTTTTTTACCAGCGGAGCCAAATGCTTTAGTTACGCCGCCTCGGAGTTGGTCAGAAGTAATTCCTACATCAGCTGGGATTTGAGATAATTTTGTCTCTCTTTCAAGTTTACCCTTTAGGTTTCTTGCTATTAGTGGTATAGCTGATTTAAAAGTATTTAGAGATTGATTAGCTTTAGATTCTATTTCTAAAACTCCCTGAAGAGCTCTGCCTATATCTACTTTATCACCAAACATGCTTCCGAGAAAACCTTTTAACCCTTTGGGGTCTGAAAGATCTATTTTAGAAGCTAGTTCTTCAGCTTTCGAAAGCGCGAGCTTGTTTTTATCTAAGTAAGTCCCTAAAGAAGGAAAAGACGTTCCAATCTTTCCTTTAACATCATCTAAAACTCCAATAGTAGCAGCAATAGAAGCTCTAAGTTTTTGAACATCTTCATTTTCTAATTGTTCTACTAATAAAAAAGAAAGATTAGACTCTTGAAGCATTAAATCTTCTAAATCTCCGAAAGCTCCGCACTTCGCGAAGAGATCTAATCTTTCTCTCATGGTCATTTGTGACATTGTATTAACCTCATTGCTTACAGTTCATTATTACATATTAAGTTCTGAGTCAAAGGTGTCTTACTGATATACCACACTCTTTTAAAAGATTTATCCCAGAAAGGTCCCTATAAGACTCAGCATAGACTACTTCATTAATCCCGCTATTAATTATAGCCTTTGCGCACATCTTACAAGGAGAAAGAGTTAAATAAAGCTTTTTCTTCTTAGGGTTATTATAATCCATCTTTAGTAGTGCATTAATTTCTGCATGCAGCATTCCAGATTCACCTGGAATTTCTGATTCTACTTCATTAGGTCCGCCAGAATAATTTCCATTGTATCCAACTGCTAAAACTTGGCTATTGTCTTCTGTTACAACAACTGCTCCAACTCTAAACCTTGGATCATAAGAACGCTTAGCTATTGAATGAGCAAACTCCAGCCAAATTTCATCCCAAGACGGTCTCATTTTTAAAACTCTGAAGTTGGGGTTGTATTTTTTAGATTAAAGTTAAAAATCATATCTCTCAACTTCACCTCTTTGCCTTCAGGGAAATCTTTTACTTCAAGATCTTCCCAAACGTCAGATCTGTAAAGTACGCATGGTTCCATCGAAGGCCACTGAAAACCTTTCCAGTCAGTATTTTCACCTATAAAGTCTCTCACTGCAGTTTGTACACCTTGCTTTTCACTTTCAGTTTTTCTAGTAGCATTTTTTATGTTTTTATACTCTTCTCTTTCTCCGTAAAAAGAATCTTTAAAAGCATGACGACCATTAAAATCATCACATATTATTATAGACTGAGGGTGCATCAAACTTTGAAGCAGTTTTAGCTCTTTGCTGACGGTATGATAATTGTGATCTCCATCGAGGAAAACTATATCGAACTTAGGATTATTATTCTTGTTTTTTACCAGCCAATCTAAACTATTTTCTTGAGCAAAAACAACATTTCTTGTAGATCTTTCATCTATTGGCACAACTGAAACATCATAAAATTGAATTATAGACTCAAATGTTTGTTGTCTTAGAAAAACATCTACTCCGTAATATAAAAAATGCGAAAATCGAGAAGACAAATTTTGAACTATTGGAAATGTAGACTGTCCTTTGTCTACTCCTATTTCTAATATTTTTGGGCAGTCACTATTAAAAGGATAGCTTCCAAGAATAGGACGAACAAAACCCGTATAGCTCATTATGCAATACCTTCTTTTTGTTTTTCTGATTTTTTTCTAGTAGATCTTTTCTTAACTGGTTTAGGCTTGTCAAATAAATCTTCTATATGTTTATTTTTAGCAAGCTGAAAGCCTGCAGCTTTTTTATGGCCGCCACCGCCAAATTTCTTTGAAATTTCTGAAACATCAACAGTTTCGTGAAAAGCTCTTAGACTTACTTTTGTATGACCTGCTTCATGATCCCAATACCATATCATTGCAAAGTCGCAATCGGGAGCAAGTCGAGCACCTATTTCTGACATCCAGTGAGACGCATTAACTACCATGACATCTTTTCCATCCATTTTTCTAGATGTTGCTTTTTCGCACACTTTCTTAACTACAGTCTTACTATAAGCTAAAATATACGATCCTCGTTTACACGAATCATCAAAAACAGAGTCATCTTCAAACTTCTCAAACTCTTCAAATTCAAATGGGACCATGTCAAATGCTGCACTGAATTCTTTTGAGTACTCAAGCTCCCACTTCCACAGATCACGATCTTGAATATATTTGATAAATTTAGGAGCTTCTTTTCCTGGATGGAAAAATTCCCACGATAATATTGCGCCACTTTTCGTCATATCAAAATGAGTATTAGTAATATCGTGGAGTTCTACCATTGCGGACTTATGATGATCAATAATAATAAGAGAATTAGCTTCTTCTATCATTTTCTTAGTTAATTCATTTCCGTAAGAAAAGTCTAAAATAACAACATTTTTTCCTTTTACGCTTGGCGGTGTTGTTCCATGTTTGCATGCATAATATTCAGCACGATTTCCTAAATGCTTCCAAGCAGAATATGCAGCGCCAAAGCCGTCTGTACAATCAGCATGATAAATCACAAGATTTACTGAAGATGGATCAGTCACTATCATTTTTAAAATTCTCCATTTTCTTCTTTTTTTACTCTTCCAAAATCGTCTTCTACCATTATTCGCATTAATCCAGAGGGTTTTCTAGTTCCAATTTCAATAACTTCTGAATCTTCTATAGCTTCTATTCTATATGGGCAGCTGCTTTGGATTATAACCATTTCTCCAGGAGAAAGCATACTTTCTACATACGGATGTCTTTCAGGATCAGAAAGAGTTTGTTCGTCGCCATGAGTAACTAAAATTTTACCCTTATATAAAAAAAGTACTTCGTCTTTAATTTTATAGTATTTTAAACTGGTTCTCAAACCCTTTTTTATGCTTAGGCATTTTCCAGCGCATCCAGTGGTAGCAGTCCACATAATCTCTGATCCCCAAGGGGTCTCACGAGTAGTAGATTTAGACTTCCAAGAGCTTTTATATTCAGGCATAAGTTAAACTCCTTTAGATATATTATAACAAAAAGTAAGCATAATTTCATTTAATAATTCAAAATTCAAAATGACTTAAACACCTTGGTTCGTATAAATCGGATCCGCCAACTTCGATTTGTTGGTGGCTATTTCCGCCTTTTTTAAAAGTGTAAAAAGCATCAGCACCGCACGTGGTGCAAACCGCGGGGCATATTTCTATTTTAGTTGCCCAAGGCATCATTTCTTTAATTTCTCCGTATGAAGTTCCATCAGAACAGAGTTGCAGCGTAGAAATCAGCACTGTAAAACCTGCATTGAAAAGTTCTATCAACGCTTTAGCAGAACCAGGAATCATAAAAGCTTCATCTACTGCAATGATGTCTACTGATCCTGTTTCCGCTTTTTCTAAAACGGCAGAAGTAATCTCTCTACCATTTGCAACTCTTACAGCACTAATTTTTCCACCAGTGTGAGTATTAATAGACTCTTCGCCGTATCTTTTATCTACGTCTGGCTTAAATGCAAGAACGTCTCTTTTTTGGTGAACATATCTATCTAAAGCTGATAGTAAACGAGTAGTCTTACCTCCAAACATCGGTCCGGTAAAAATAATAAACTGTGGATTAATCATTAAAGCTCCCACCATAAAAACGTCTTTTTCAATCCTTCTTCTAAAGTATACTCAGTTTGAAATCCCAGTGCATTTTTTGCTTCTCTAGTTTCTGCTTGCGTATGCTTTACGTCTCCAAGCCTTTCTGGAGCGTGAACTATTTCTAGACTTCCAAATTTATTTTTAAAAATATCTAAAATTTGATTGTTTGTATACGAAGTTCCGCTTCCAATGTTTATACATTTTCCGCCAAAGTTTTCTTCTCTAGTGGCGGCTAATATATTAGCTCTAGCTACGTCTTCTACAAATACCATATCTCTAGACTGCGTGCCATCTCCGTCACTTCTTAAAGGAAGGCCTTTAGATACTTTATCGCACCAAGAAACAATGGCTGTAGAGTATGGAGAGTCCCCGTATTGATTAGGTCCATACACGTTAAAGTATCTTAGACAAGCTATGTCTAAATCATAAATCTTAGAATAAAGCTTGGAGTATTCTTCCACGCATTGTTTTTGAAGAGCATATGGGCTATTCGGATTTTTACCATGATTTTCTGTAGTTGGGAGAGTCCATGGATCACCATAGATTGAACAACTAGAAGAAAAAACTATTCTTTTAACATTTCCAACCGCATGGGTAAAAAGTCGTATAGTTTTTGTCAAATTTTCATCAGTGGTTTCTAATGGGTTTTGCACAGAATACTCTACTCTTGGATTTGCTGCAAAGTGAAAGATTATATCGTATTTTTTTTCTATAATTCTACGAATAATTTCTTTGCTTACAAAATCTCCAACTAGAATTGTTATATCTCTTTCTTTTTTTAGATTTTGACTATCGTAAATATGTCCAAGCTGAACTGGTATTGTTCTAAACGAATAATCACCTAAAAAAGAATAATCTCCATTTGACATATCATCAACAATTTCAACATCCCATCCTAAGTCTACTAATTTTTTTGTAAGACACGATCCAATAAATCCGCATCCACCTGTTACAAGCGCTCGCATAATGTAATTTCCTCTTTTAGGTTATTTTGCATTAAAAAACTATTTTCTGCAATTTGTAAGTCGTTGTTTAAATATTCAATAACTTGACTAGCCATATCTCGAGCTGTACATGTTGGAACATTTTGAGCAATTGCATTTAAAGATTTCCTATCGCTCATTTCAAAATCATGTGGTAGTCCCATCATGTGAAGAAGTTCTCTAATAGACATACCACGATCTTCTGTTGGATGAATAAGATGGGTTAAAGTTCTACCCACTATTGCATTAGTTCTACGATAATAATATCCAGGAGAAGCATCCATAAACCGGCCGCCTGACTGAACTTTTTTATAAATTGACTTAAGCCTTCTATGCTCAGCAGTTTCTTCTAGCTTATTTTTTTCAATCCACTCAATACACTCTTTTAGAATATTGTTTTCTGCTAGATAAGAATAAACTGAGTGTATTGATCCGCCATCATTGTTCTTAACAAAAGAATTATGGTCAATATTTAAGCGCTGCAAAATAAAAGCATAAGAATCAAAGTTATCAGAAATTTTACCCTCTATATTAAACTTGTCTTGTAGAGATGCTGAGCTTGGTATCTCTTTAATATAGTCAGCAAAAGTTGGCATTGGCTGATTAAAGTAGTTTAGCAAGGGCGGATTGGTATCTCTCCAAAAAAAATAGAAAGTTCTAACTCTGCGCTGTGGTATACCATGTCTCTGCGTATCTGTTTTATATAGAGAAAAAGTATACCCGTATTTAAGAGCAAGATCCTTTAATTTATCTCTTACGTACGCGCCTGAATTAGTAAAAAGGCCGGGAGCATTTTCGCCCCAGTAAACTTTTGGGCGAACATCGCCTAGAATTCTATTAGAAGATTCATACATCCAATAGTTTTGCTCTTCTCTCTTTTCTATACTGCGTGAAGTACTTAACTGGCTTAATCCAGCGCAAGGACATACAGAGTTTATGAAATCTATTTCTTCATTTGGAATTTTTCCGCCCTCATCTAAAACAATGCGAGGAACATCTTTCCAGTAATCTGTAAGATATTTTTCATTTGCAGAAAAAGCAGAGTAGCTAAGATGAAACTTTGGTCTATTTTTAGTCGCTTGAGAACATCCTATAGCACTGCCACCAATAAGAGGGATAATAGTTCCCCATTTAACTTCTGGCATTACGGCCTCCGGTAAAACTTTCCGTCTTTTACTAAAGCACCCTTTTCAACAAGGTCTCTCATTATAACCCAACTCTCTTTCCAAGATCCCTCTTGTTTGTATTGAGTATATCCTTTTTCTTCAATTAGCTTAGCGACTAATGAATGAGAACATGCCTCGCCAGACTGATCTACAATATTAAGAATTAAATCTTCTTTACTAGTAGAAGAAAAATCTAGTGTTGGAGACTTAATTTCTAGTTCTTTTTTGATTGGCTTATCTTCTGAAATAAGCCCTAATTTTTGCATTAATGTTTTGGGTGTAAGAATCATTTTGACTTCCTCTTTTGAAATTGGTGCAGCTGCTCTTCTTAAAGCTAATTTTTTATCTTCTCTTAATCTTCGATAAACTCCGAACTGGCAGCAAGATATTTCACAACCAAAATTAGTAAAATATCCAAGTTCAGAAACTTTTTCCATATAAAATTTAGAATTATCTGATTTTTTTAAATCAAAGAAACTATTTTGATGCTTTCTAATAGCATTTATTAATTTTTTTCCGACTTTAGTGTTTATAGAATGCCCTCGATGCTCATAAAACCAATTTATGGCAGCCATCGCGCCGACGCCCGGGACAACATATTCATCGTCTTCGTTAATACGGCCGGGCGAGCCTTGAAATATCAAGTTTCCAACTTCTGGCATGCGAGCTAAGTTACAACTAAAGTGATAACCATAATAATTTCCAATCCCTCTAAAAGAATTTAGAAAATTAAAAGACTCTTCCATATTTGGAGTTTGCTTATAAAAATTAACAAAATCTGGACCTATTTTAGTAAACCAAAACAAAATATCAGAAGAGCGGCATGTTCGAACTTTTCTATCAGCTTTCGAAATTAATTCAATTTTGTCTATTGGAGATCCAACATCTCTAGCATAATTTCTAGCTGCCGTTTGAAGGCTTGTTCTAAGTTCAGTTGTGCCATAAATTTTTTCTTTATTTTTAACAGCAGTTTCTAGATTTACACAAATCTTCTTTAGATACTTTGGACTACTAATAAACTTCTTATAGTCTACAAAATTCTTTCCTGTGTTAGCAGATATAAGCTTAAGAGTGTTAGATGGGCCATAGAATTTAATGATAGCTGCATTAATAAGCTTATCTTCAAATGTCGCTTGGGGATTATAAAATAGGTTCTCATTCAACCAAATAATCTCGTCATGAAAACTACGATTAGGGTGGAAATAAGGTACTGATTTTCCATTTACGATAAATCCACTACCAAACTTTAAAGATTCGTTAGGCAAATGCTGAAATGTTTCAAAAGTGCACGATTTTGCAAACCTTACTAGATACTCTCTTCGATTAAGCTCTTTTATAAAATCTACAAAGTCCTGCTTTTTGTGAGAAGGAATCTCATCGAACAGTTGTTTATCAGTCATCTTAAGAAGTTCAGAACTACTCATCTAAATCCTCTAAATGGCGACGGTTCTCTTTTTTAACGTTCGGATTATTGACATGAATTACTTTAGTGCCGATATTCCAAACCGAAACTTCCTCTAACTTTCTTTCAATTTCAGATTTTTGAACTTCATCGTCTTCAAAAAAATATTGAATACTCAATCCAGCTCGATGGAGCAATTTAATAGTTTCTCCTTTATGCCAACCAGAGCTTTTGCGTGTCTTGTCTTCATAGTGGCACTGATTAAAAAATACTGGATTATGAATTCCATTTCTGTGGAGAAAAGCTAGGGTCTCAGCCTCTTCTTCAAAACTTCGGCCAGTGATTATCACATCGCTAGGCCCAGGATGAATTCCGCAGACTCCATCTCCCAAATGGATTACTCCATCAATATCAAAAGCGTTTACTGTCACTTGTCCTCCTTAGATATGTTTGCGATAAAAAGTGTAGTCTAAGACTTTCTTTTGGCCGAACATTAGAATTGGGTGCTCTACTTTTTTCCAATCTGCCTCTGGAAAAAAACGAAGCGGATATTCTGAGTAGGGTTTACGAGTATTATGAAATTCAATTCCCACTATTTCTACAAAGTCTGGAATTTTATCAATAGAATCTAAAATATCGTACTCTTTTCCTTCAATATCTATCTTTAGTATTTCTGGCTTGTATTTTTCTAAAAGACCTGAAAAAGAGAGACCTGGAACAGAAATAGAGACGCCAGAAGCATTTCTTCGTTTAAGCGTAGAAGAAGAAACAGAGTTTCTTTTAGATCCAGCGTAATGAAAAACCACTTCTTCTAATTCGCTTTCACAAACTGCGGCATTAAAACATTCTGCGTTTGGAGCATTAATTTCTAGAATTTGAAAATTATAAGGACATGGCTCTAAAGCTATTAATTTCTTAGCTCCTTTTTGTAGCGCCATTTTTGAAAACCCCCCTATATTAGCTCCTAAGTCTAAAACTGTTTTTCCGCATGTGTCAATATCGCTATAATTGTCTCTGCATTCCCTTATAGAATTTAAGTCAAAAGTGCCTGGTCGGTACCAAAAGCCATTTCTACCATTAAACTTTATTACACACTCTTCAAAATTTCCAGAATCTGGATTAAAAAGTTTCCCTTTTTGGTCGTGCAGTTTTGCCATTAGTCAATTTCCTTATTTCCAGCTGGACACGCGCTGTACAGTTCTTTAGCGCTATATTTTTCAGTTTGCCTGCGAGTAAATCTTGTAAGCTTTCTTTCAGAAAGAGCATCACACTCATAAAGAGTTTCTGAAAACATGAGTTGTTGGGGTGGTGTCTTTTGAGTAAATGCTGACGGTCCTCTAAGCGCTCCAACTATTCCCATTTCTCTAGCAACTTTCAAATATCTCGCTGCATCTATAACAACACCACCGGAGTTTGGTGAATCAATTACTGAAAGTTGAGCATCTAAAATAACTGGAGCTCCAAGAAATCCCTCCATTTCAATTCGAAAATTTGCAACTTTATTATCTTTGTAATAACGAATATATTCAGACGGTCCAGCGTGCAAGAAAGATTCTTCTGGATCCACGCCTCTAATAATGTGTTGAGAGCGAATTACATTTTCCTTTGAAACCTTCTTATACTTTAACCTTGATTGATCAACCATATTCAAAAAGTCTGTATTCCCTCCAACGTTACGTTGAATATGCGCATTGACGTTTAATCCACGAGCAAATGCAAGCTCTTGGAGCATTTGAGAAAGAATAGAAGCCCCAAATTGAGATTTCATATCATCGCCAATTAATGGAATTCCAGCATCAATAAAACGCTGCTCCCATTTAGGATTAGATGCAATAAAAACTGGAATACAGTTCAAAAGAGAAACTCTAGCGTCTAAGCAAGCTTCAGCATAGTACTCAGTGGCTTTCTGAGAACCTACTGGTAAGTAGTTGATTAGAATATCAACTTGCTCATCAATAAGAATCTGAGTTACATCTACGGGCTCTAAATCTGCCACACGAAAAGCTTCATCATCTGGATAATCTCTCATAAGAGATGGAACACCGTCCATAATTGGACCCATTTGAACAATCGGGCCGTCGGGAACGTTTTGCTCATAAGTCGGAGTGCAATTAGGTTTTGCTCTCATTGCTTCTCTAAAGCATTTTCCAACTTTTCTTTTATCAACATCAAAAGCTGCGACCACTTTAAGATCTGCGACTGAATAACCTCCAATTCGACTTTTCATAATTCCGTCGCGTTCTTGTCCTGCTGTATATCCAGCGTAATATGTTAGTCCTTGATAGAAAGAATTAGCGCAATTGCCAACTCCAACTATTGCTACTCTGATTGATTTATTTTTAGACACATTATTCTCCGTTATTTTTGTGTTTTATATTCAAACTATTATTAAAAAGATCCCATCGATAAGAAGTGGGACTTAAATGAACGCTTTTTGGCCTTTCCATATATTCAAAATCAAGCTCATCTTCTTCATTGAGGAATTCTTTTGGCCACTTAAAAACAGACCAACCATTTTCTATACAAATTCTATCAACTTCAGTGTTGAATGTATTGACAAGACTTGATCTTTCTTCTTTAGTGCCATAAAATGGAGTACCTTTAAAATATCCAGTTTTTGGAAGTTTCCTACTTTCATTTTCTATAGGCAAAGCATGCACTATTTCAATATTAGAAATATTTAAAGATTTAAGTTGTTCGCCTAATTCAATGGCCATTCCGCGGAGTTGGTCATTTGGTTTTTCTTGTCTCATTAAATGATGGCGAATATCAATATTTCCCATATAAAAAGTAAGATGAGTTAAATTTTTCACCAGCATTTCAGAATTATCTTCTATAATTTGCTTTACTCCATCTCTTAAAGTTGAATATAGCGTCAAGCCATCATTTCGGCAAACTGAATATCCTGGCAAATATGTAGAAAAGCAGTGGCTATCTCCGAAGCACAATTTAGTAGATTTTTCTACGCAATCTATCCTTGTGGTGCTTTTGCAAATATCATCAAGAATTTCTAATTTTAAATTTCCAACTTTAGAGCTAGTAGATTTATTATGGAGGCGACCTTTTATTGTAGTTCCTATAAGCGGCATATCATGATTTAAAATGAACGTTGGGCCTTTGAAATCTTGAATTCTAGAAAATCGACGTACAACATTATCATCGGCACCAAAAAAGAAGTTAATTGTTCCAGCATAAGCAATACCGGGATAAAAAATCATTGCATCATAACCTGCATAAGTGTCGTGGTTGCTAAGGATATGAACATCTTCCCAACCAGCCGACTGAAGCATATTTTTATAAAGATGAACCCAAGCTGCATTATGACTATGTTTTCTAGCCGGCACATTTCTTTCTAATCCATCAATTCCAATTTTAAAGTTTTTAGGAACATTGCAATCTATAAAATAGTTCATTATTCTACTCCCGTACTACCAAAGCCGCCTTCGCCTCTAGCAGTTACTTCTGCATAAAGATTTTCTAGCTCTACTTCTTCAATTGTGTCATAAAAAACGGGAAGTAAAATAAACTGAATTATTTTTTCACCTGAACTTATTTCAACTTCTTCACAACCCACATTAGTAAGATTGATGTGAATTTCTCCCTGATAGTCTTCGTCTACTACGCAAGCGCCAGCATAAAGACTTTTCTTAACTGCTACTCCGCTTTTATTAAAAGCTATTAGAGCGTGGCCAGAAGGGACATCAACTTTAATTCCGCTTGGTAGTAAACAAGAATCTCCAGGCTTTAGTTTTGCTTGAACACCACTGGGAACAAAAAAATCTATTCCAGCTGATTCTGGAGTTCCGCGAACAGGCGTTTTAACTTTTCTAACTTTACTTATTTTCACTTTTCAATTTCTCCTGTACGTAATCATTCCATGCCCCCAAATAAGCGGCAGCATCTAAAAAGTTATCTTCTTTGTAATTGTAAGAGTGACGAGAAAATTTAAGAGCTACTAAAGTAGCAAAAATATCATCTGCAGTAAAGTCTTTTCCAGTCATTCCAGAAGCTATTAGAGCAGCGCGTTCTAAGCCTTCGCCCATTGGACCATACTGCCTCTCTTTTTCTTCAGAGCGACTGTTGATTATTTCATTAGCTTTTTCTAAAATATTCACTTGAATATAACCTCTTTTATCTTCTTAATCTTATTCAAAACTTCTTCTTTGTCTAATTCTTCGTTAAAAAAAGATATAAAGTTTTCCATTTTTGGCCACGTTAAATCCGGATCTAAAACCACTTTTTTCAAGTTGGTAGGATAACCACTTTTTCTAGCTTTCTTAAAATAATTTTCAGATATTTTTTCCATCATTGCATAATGCCTATCATAAACATGGAAGCTGCCTGCAGAGTGATAATAGTTTCCTAGTGTAAGATTAGAGCCGCGAGCATTTAGTTCATTTAACATCAGTTGTTGGAATAATGCAAAAGTAAAAACATCATTGCAAAATCCAAAAACGGCATCATTAGACCGCATATATACGCCCATGTGAAGAGCATCTTCTCTAATAAAGAAGTGAATATAGTGTGTGCATGGATAATCTTTCGGATTCTTGAACCTATGATATGGTTGATTTATTACGCACGTAGCACGACGAGTATCTCTATCTTTTAAAAGCTCATCAACTAAATCATACCAGTGAGGCTTTAAATATTTTCCGTAATTAGATTCTACTGTATCATTATCATCTGATATTTTATTCCAAATATCAGCAAATTTACCTATAGTTTCAATTTTAGAATCAGAAGTCAAATACCAAAGCCATTCAAGAATTGCATATTCTTCATTAAATTTTCGAGCTGGAACTTCGATTCTCAAGTCGGTTGGATCTTGAATGATGAAAGAAGCAAAAAGTTTTTCTTTTTGAACAAAGCCCCGACTTTTTACCTCTACTCCATTATAGCAACAATCAGCTAATTCTTCTACAAAAGCTTGATTTAAATTTTTGTACCGTGTATTCATATAGTAATCTTATCCAGTTTTAAAGAATTTACAACTCAATATGTCAAGTCAGATCATTAAAACTAAACTTTTTAACTCTGTTCCATTTAGTAGACATTCCAAAATCATTTTTATCTACTTCGGCAATACAAAAAGTGAATGGAAGGATGTCAGCATCTTTTGGAACCCCCCAACAAAACATCCTATGAACCTTTCCAGTTGAAGCTATTCCATTTAAAAGCAGATATGGTTTCTTGTTTTTTGTGAGCTTTGGAATGGCTTTAGTAAGAACGAACCAATAATATTCTTTACCTGAGTGATCATCTAGAGAGTGAATGTTCTTTTCAGTCATCTTTTTTACAAATTTCTCTGGAAGAAGAGCTTCTACGTTAATTGTCCCTAACAATTCTTCTTCAAAATTCATCAAAGCATCGAAAGACCATTCTTCAGATTCTGGAGATTCTACCAAGGCTTTAAAAAAGTTGTTTTTTCCTCTATATGGATCTTTCTTTGTTCTCTTTCTAATATCATTAAAATTTTCCATAACTACAGAATGCATATGAGAATAGCTTTTAAAAGTCTTGTCTTCACCAACACAGTCAAGAGAATCAAAAGCTCTAATTTTCATCAAAGATTCAATTGCTCTTTTATTAAATTTTGCATGTTTCCAACTTCCATCTTCTTTCCAAAGCATATTTTCAATTGACGAATATGGTCTATTTTTTAAAATTTCTTCTACCGCGGCTTCTCCCACACCTTTGCATGAAAGAAATGATGGCATCAAAGAATTATCATCAATACATGTCCAAGCTTTTTCAGCTTTATTAATATCGATTGGAACAATTTTATAGCCCAAAGCTTTTACTTCGCTCAAAGCTTTTGAGAGCTTTTTGGGATTACCAGAGCAAGCTTCAAGATAAGCTTGGATCCACTCCTGCTCATAATAAGTCATCAACCAAGCGCAGTGATAAGAATTGACTGCATAAGAAACAGCATGAGACTTATTAAAACCATAACCACTAAAATATAGAACTCTGTCATAAAGTTCGCTAGCTATACTTTGATTTACTCCATTCTGAGCAGCTCCTTCTACAAACTTACTCTTTAGAGCTGAAGCTGCCTTTATATTTTCATTTCCAGAACTAACTGGCTTCATCATCTTTCTAAGCTTGTTACATTCTGCTTTTGGAAAGCCTGCTACCACGTGGCATAGTTCCATTACTTGTTCTTGAAAAATAATCATTCCATAAGTTGAATTAAGAACTTGCTCGATTAAAGGGTGTCCATAAAAAACATTTTCAGGATTGTTTTTAGCTTTAATATAAAGCTTATCTACTTTTGCAGATAGCGGACCAGGCCGATAAATAGAGGTAAGAGTTGCTAGATCTACCACTGATTCTGGTTTAGCCCTCTTAAAAAGAGCTTGAGCGCCTCTTTGAGTACATTGAAAGATACCAGCCCATCGGCCAGAATGATAAACATTTTTATACACTTTTTTGTCATTAAAATCTATCACGTTTGGAGATATATTTTTACTGTACCACTCTACAATTTGCTCAAACGATGGATTCTCTATGCCTGATTTTTGCAAAACAAGAGAAATGGTTCTTTCAATAATCCTAAGAGTTTCTAAACCAAGCAAATCAAATTTAATCCACCCAAATTCCTCAAGATGTTTATTAGTCATCCCTTCAGTCCACGGAGTTTGCATTTCTCCTCTAGCAACAATCAAGGGCATTCTCTCTGCAATTCTTTCAGAAACAATCACGCCGCCAGCATGTCTTCCAAGAGCTTTATTCTGCTTATATAGAACGTTTATAGGCGCAGCAATTTGTGGATATTTTTCTAAATAGTCACTAACCTTCGTAGAATACTTTTTAGCTTCTTCAAAGCTAATATCAAAAGCTGCATCTACTCCATCAGCTTTTCTGCCTTGAGACACCTCTCTCTCTAAAGATGCTAATGTTTTATTTACTTCAGAAAATTCAATCCCATAAAATCTAGAAACGTCTTTAAGAAGGCTCTTAATTTTAAACGTGTTATAGTTTGAGATTGGAATTACATTCATGTTGCCAAATTTTTCTCTAAGAATTTTGATAAGCTCATCGCGGTCGGCAATGTCTGTATCGATATCTGGCATCTCAGTTCTTTCTGGAGACATAAATCTCTCAAAAAGTAGCCCATATTCTACGGGGTCTATATCTGTAATGTATAATGCGTAATTTACTAAAGAGCCAGCACCAGATCCGCGACCAGGGCCGGCTAACATTTTCTCACGCGCTAGATCGATAATAGACTTCATCGTAAGAAAATATTCAGAAAAGTTCTTTTCAAAGATAACTTTTAATTCAGTTCTCATTCTTTCTACATATTCCGGCTTTTCAGCTAAGCCTCGTTTTACCAAACCAGATTTAACCGCTTCTAGAAGCGCTTTGTTGGCAGTCATACCCTTTGGAACTACATAAGATGGAAGTTTCATTTTACGGTCTGGATGGAGCTCGCCAATCATTTCATGAGCTATATCATGAGTTCTTTCAATGGCATCAAATATCTCATCTCCATCGTAGAAGTTATGCTCAGAAGTAGTTTCAAGATATGATTCCCAAACCTGCTTTGCGTTTTTGGGATATAGTTCGCATTTAAGCTCTTCTTTAGATTTAGGCAAATTATCTGGATTAAAGCTTTGGTAGTTTAACCATCCAAGCTTTTTATATAGCTCTCTTTCTTTCCAGTGATCTGGAGAAGCATAATGTGAATCGCAAGTAACTACAAGCTGGTCTGTTAAAGAACGAGTTCTTGCAAATTCTAAAATAGCTCTATTCACCAAGTGCTGAGCTGGCAATTTATTAAATTGCAATTCTAGCATTACATTTTCTTCACCAACTGCATCTGCAAGTTGGTCATAAGAATATTCAAACTTAGAAAGAATTTTGTTTCTTAAAGACTCATCATCAAAAAGAGATGGAACAAGATCATCAAAATTAGTTTCTTGCAGTGGTTGGAAAACATCATAAGCTAATGGGCCACCAATGCAAGCTGTAGAAACCATTAGATGACCTCCCTTAGCGGCTTCTTTTAGCATTTTATAGTCTACTCTTGGAAATCTATAAAATCCTTCTGTGTATCCACGAGAAACCAAGTGGAATAATCTCTGTAAGCCTTCGGAAGTCTTTGGTAAAACTACTAGATGGTGGCGGCGCTTAATGGGGTCATAAAACTTGGCAGATTTAGTCTCTTCTTCATTTTCTACAGTGAGAGAAGCATCTTTTAGTCCGACTTTTAAAGTTTCATCATGCTCATCTACAAAAGCTAAAAGCGGAGTTTGAATTAATTCTCTTTGCTTTTTTAGAATAGCTAAGGCTTCTTTGTCGCCTTTTTTAGCTGTTCTAGAAATTTCATAGTCTAATTTCCAAACGTCTAAATCAGGGTGCACATACATTTCGCAACCTGGAATAAGTTTGAAATTACCACCAGCTTTATTTAGCTTCTCTGTATGTAAATATGCATGTGCAAAACCATTCATATGGCCATGGTCTGTTAAAGACCATCCATCTAAACCATTCTTTCTACAAAAATCGATGTGCTCTTGTGGATATCCAAGCCCATCGAAAATGGAAAAACCTGAATGAGAATGCAAACCAAAAAACTTACTGGGGACTTTCAATTTAAACCTACCTCTGATATATTTCATTATATCACAAGCTGCTCAAATTTTCACAATTATGCAGTAGTTTTTTGAAGTTTTTGAAGTACTCTAGCATCGTAATTAGCAGCTGGAGCATTTTTAGAATCTAAATCTTTCTGTCTCTGCTGATTAGAAGTTTGAAGCTGCGTTTGTAGTTGCTCTTCATCTTCTGGATCTTCTGTTTCAGATGATTTTTCAGGAGCTGGACTAGACATATCTCCATAAGCTAAAAAATCTGCATCAGAATCATCCGATTTTTTTTGCGGAGGTGTATACCCGAGCACTTGTTCTTTTAAAATCTCTCTTATAAAAAGTCTTAAAGGATTCATTAGAGTCTCTTGTTCAGTAATACTATAATACTTATAATTTAGATAATGGAATTGTACACATGCCTTCACAAATTAAAAAAATATTTGCTTTTGACTTTGATGATACACTCGCGGTGACTGAAAGTCTCATTGGAGTTAGAAGAATTACTCCAGATGGAAAAACTGATCCTTCTTTCATAGATTGGATCTTAGATAATTCTTTAGATTTTGAATCTATTGAAAACAAGGGAGGGGAAAATGAAATAATTTGGTTTTCTTCAGAAGAATTTGCTAGCTATGAACAAAAAATTAGAGAAGATTCTGACTATTTAAATTCTAATTCTTTAGAAGATATATTTGATTTTTCAGAAACTGCAAGCGTTAATCTAGAATCAACTTCTCCTATTTCAAGTGTAATAAATATTGCTAAAAGTGCACAAAGCGTGCCAGGAGCAATAGTGGTGATCATAACAGCAAGATCTGGAAATGAAAATATAGCTTCACTTAGGGGGTCTTCTGTAAAACCTACTAACAAAGAAGATATTTCTAAATTTTTGCAATCGCAAGGATTGAGTGTTTCTGGAGCTAATATTCAAACAGCTGGAGATACTGGAGGGAGTCCAAGTGCGAAAGCAAAAATAATGAAATCCTACATAGATCAACACGATCCAGAAGAAGTTTATTTTTATGATGATAACTCTGGAAACATTAACGCAGTTGCAGACTTATGCCAAGATTACTATCCACATGTTAAAATAAGAACTTTCCAAGTTTCTTCTGACGGCTCTGTTTCTTTAGCTAGAGAATGTTTTTAATTTAGAAGTTTGTATTCGAGCTGATTCAAGTTAATATCAAATATAAGCTTGTTTCCGATCAACATTTCTGCTAATCTAATGTGCATATCTGGATGTTCTTGTATTTTACAAACTATGCCACACGTTCCAGTGGTTATTCTAACTAATTCATTATTAAAAAGGTCTCCCTGATTTTGGATAAAATCATATCCTTGAGATTCTTGTTCGAAAACTATAAGGGAACCAACTTTCATTTTTTCCTTGACCTAGAAATACCAGGAACTGGTCTTTGACCAACACGCCTATTTGATATTTTATCTCTTCTATTTATTTTTTCAACCAAATTGTCGCCATTTTCAAATTTTTCAATCATTTTTTTAATTTGACTTATTTCGATAGGCTTCATCTGTAAATGGTTTAGCACGTGAAGAAATAAGTTTGACCGAGTATCTAAATTTCCCTCATTTTCGCCCCATGACCAAGAAATCATTTGCTGATATTCTTCTACTTCTTTTTTTATTTTTTCTACTTTATTTTCTATCATTAAAATCTGTTGTTTGGGATTTAAGTCTAATTCTATTCCCAAAGACTGTGCTATCTCTATTAAAGAAATTCCGCTTAGAGAAGACATAGCCTTAGCAGCTTCCGAATATTTATTTATCAATTCTTCTTTTTCAATATCAGAAATATCATCTCGGTGTTGAACTTTGTCTGGATGAGTTTTTAATGCTATAGATTTAAAAGCTTTCTTCATCCAATCGGGAGCTTTTTTATTTTCTATAATTTCTTCTACAGAATTTTCTTTTTCAGTTTCTTGTTCGTAGCTTTTGAAATTTTCAAATATCTCTTCTTCGTTTTTTTCTTCAAACTTTATTAAACTATCTTCTTTTTCATTAGAGCTTGAAGAAGAATTTTCTTTTGTAAGATCTGAACCGTTAATTACTTCGGCTGCTTGATTTAAAAAATCTGCTAATTCAGCATCGTAAGCAAAAAATAACTCTTTGGTGTCGCTGCATATGCTTCTCCAATAGCTTAGCTCAGAATATTTTTTACTGAGCTTTATTCTTTCTCTTACACTAGAAGCTTTCATTTCGTGATACCTTGATAATAAGTATCACTAGGAAAGTACTATACTTCAAAAATTCTTGTTTTTGGACTGCTTTTTTCTAATGTAATTTCTTCATTGTTTTGTGCTTCGTTTTCAAGGTCAGTAAACATAGATTCAATTTCTGATCCTAAAGCCGAAAGTGTGTTTGAAGATGGACTTAAATATCCGTTGTCATCAAGAATAAATTCAACAGATCGTAGATGGTCTACAACGTCAGTTCCTGTAAGCATTGCAACTTGAATCAATTTTGCTACATGGGCAATAGAGTGGTCTGTCATTTTGTATGTTGTTTTGTCGCTCATTTTTTTCTCCTAAATTTGAACTTCTGGTACCCAATGTGTTGTTCTTCCATCAGGTGTTTTATATTTTATCACTTTATTTCCGTGAGGATCAGTTTTCTGATTATAAACAAGAAATCTTGAAGAGAAATCTCCAATTTCGCCATCGAAATTTTTATAAGATTTAATTGTTGCTCCTCCACTTTCATAAGAAGTTTTTAAAACATTTTTGATAGCTTCGCTAAGATCAAGAAGTTTTTCATCAGTTAAATCTTCTACATTAGAACCTGGATTAATTCTTGCTAGCCATAAAGCTTCAGCTTTTACATAGTTTCCGACTCCCGATATAACTTTTTGATCCATTAGAACCTTACAAATGTTGTGTTTATTCTTTTTTCTCAAAGCGTCTAAAAATGTAGAATCTTCTACATCGTCAGAAAGCATATCCGGACCAAGAGATTTAAGTTTATTAATGAGGTTTGATTTTCCCTTAACTAATTTAATCGTTCCAAAGTTTCCAGTGTCATTAAAATAAACTTCTGTTTTATCAGAAAAAGTAATTTTTATCCGAGAATGCTTTTGCTTTTCTCCAGACCAATATCCGCTCATACCTAAAGTGTTCCAAAGCGAATATTGCTTAAAAAGAATCCAGTAGATAAATTTTCCATGGACGCCGACGCCGACGACGCCTATCGGTAGTTCAGAAATCAAATCTGATAAACCAGACGGTTCTTTCTTAGTATACCTGCCTCCTAAGATGTCGATGGCCACTATAGTCTTACTAGAAACTTCTTTTGCAAGAGACTCTCCAATCCTTCTGCACTCTGGTCCTTCAGGCATAGTTCTCACTTAGATAGTTGCGCTGGCGCACGTATAGATTAAGTAACTTAAACTTCATAGCTTTATTTTAACTACGAAAAGTTGTTTTTACATAAATCTCTGGGCAAAAACAATAACGCCCATTAAAAATTGAACTACCATGAAAACAGTTACTGCTTTTGTCTTAAACTGCTTTAAGTCTTCAACTTCGTTAAACTTTACTAATATCTGAGATGGAGAAGCGACTTCATCAACTTTTTCTTTCCATACTCGAAGTTCATCAACTCGGTCTTCGCGCTCTCTCATCCGAGCAATTTCTTGCTTAAGATCTTGAATTTCTGAGTTCAAAGACTGAATGCTAGCGGCAAGCGTAGTAAGCTCTTTTAATACTAGTCGAGAATATTCGCTCCAACCATTTTCGCCGTCTGACATTCAACTACCCTTATTTTTAGATTCTGAAGAAAAATCTTTCAAAATTTCGGAAATTTTTTCATGGCAATCTTCTTTAGTCTTACTTTCATCTTCTAGCATAGAGCTTAAACAAATCAACTCTTCAACTAAAAAATCTCTTACTTTAAAAGCTTCTTTCCATTCTTTTTCACTAGAACACAGCTTATCTCTTAAAGATCTTAACTTTAAGATAGAATCAGAAACAGAACATGGAGAACTTTTACTCATTAATCCAACCAAAGAGAGCCAACATTTCTTAAATATAAAGATTTAGAACCTATTTTAGATCTTCTTCAGAGTATTCTAAAACTTTTTGATATTTTTTGTTCTCTGGATTAAATTTTAAGCGGTACTTTAAAAAACTCTCAAGATAAATTATGTTGTCTAACGGTTCTTCAGAATTACTTTTTTGACTCTTAGATTTTTTTTTGAAAATATTTTTAATTTTTTGTATTAGAAGAGCTATCATATTCTGAAACCTTTTCTCTTTCTATTGGTCTTTCAAATTTTTTATGAATGTGCGGTTGAATTGGTACTGGCTCGCCATCACCATCTATTCTCACAAATATCATCTGGCATTTACATACTGGTTTTTGAGTTCCGTTGTATATACTATGTCTCCTGGCTTCAACTTCTAGCGTTATTGAAGTTCTTCCAATTTTCAATATTTTTCCATATATCTTAATAAGCTGGCCTGGACGCACTGGACTCTGAAAATTAACTTCAGAAATATGCTTAGTGACTATCCTTCCAGTCTCAGTAAACTCTGCAGAGAGAGCTGCTCCAGCTTCATCTAACCAAGCTAATAATTTTCCGCCGAATAAATTTCCATGAAAACCTACATCACTAGTTTTGCATAAGTGAGTAGACAAAAGATTCATAGACCTCCACTTGTTGTTAGCCATTTTATTTATCCAAACAATATAGAGGAGAATTCTTAACTTCTTCTAAAAGCTTGGGAAGATCTAATCCAGCGCAGTCTATCTTATTTCTTGTAAAATTATAGTGGTTACAAAATCCAGAAAATTTGCCTTTTTCAACATCTTTGTGCACACTTGTTTCTATGTTTCCATCTGAATTCTTTGGATACTCTAGTGGCACACCTATTCCAATATGAATAGCTTTCCAAAGAGCTTTGAGAGCTTCTAGTTGAACTGGATAAAAATCTGTAAATGCATCAAGAGTTTTGCCATGTACATGTCCATTTTCTTGTAACGGCCTTTCTCCAAAACCATTTTTAACATACCAGTCTTGATATTTTATATAATATGCATTGCTTATTTCTACACCTATGCCATGCTTATTTCCATAAACATTTCCAGCATGCCAAGCGCCATGTTGCGTATCTAAAATCTGATAAATAGTGCCATCATTATCAATACAGAAATGAACAGAAATACCTCTTCGATTAAGAACTTTTACACAAGACTCTGAAGAAAGACACACATCCCAATGATTAACAAAGTGCGTTGGCTTTCTATCAGGATTGCCTGCATAGTCGTAATAAGTTCCAGGCTTCATTTTTAGTCCACCAGAATCTGACCAAATCACCACTTTATCCCACTCTATTGGAATTGGTTTACTATTGTGTATTATAAAAGAGTTATCACGGGTTTTGTGATTGTAGTGTATATAGTTTCCTATTTCTGCATCTCTTTCTGTCCATATTCTTCTATATGTGGCTGGTCCGCAAAGACCATCTGCAGTTAAGCTTCTTTGTTTTTGCCATGTTTTAATAGATTTTACTAATTCTTCATCATGATGCTTAACGCCAAACCAACTTGGTTCCCAACCAAGTGAATCAGAAGAACTCTTGTTATAAAAAACTTTATCTATAGCCATTTTATAGTCCTTTAATACTTTCTTTATGTTGTCTATTCAAACTCTATGTCTACTTCAATAGTAATATTAAGTTTCGGCACTCTTAAATGATTAGCCATTCCATGCTTTTTAGCTTCTGCAGCATCTACAAACCAATCAGCATGTTTTTTCTTATCTACAATTTTCATAAAATAATCATCTTTTTTACCACAGTTTTGTGACATCATTTTATAAACTATTGTATTCAACCTATCTGCTTCTTTAGCGCCTGCTTTTAGTTCTTCTACTTTCCCCATATCCATCGAAGATACATCATGAATCATAATAGTCGCGTTTGGATCCATAAACCTATACCCCTCTTCACCAAAAGAGAATAATATTGCTCCGCATGACATCGCTTTTCCCTCAACTATAGTTGCAACTGGAAGTTCTGAATTTTTAATATCGCTTATCATAGCCATAAGACTATATACTTGTCCTCCATAAGAATCTATGACTATAGGAATTACTTTTTGGCCGGTATTATGTGCTTGAGCTATTTCTTGGCTAAATTTCTTAGCTGATTCTTCATCAAATTTATTTACTCGAATTATTACTGGATTTTTCCTAAGCTCAAACTCTTTAAGCAACGGAGATATTTTAGTCGTCCACTTCATATTTTTTCCTAAAAAGCTACTGATTCGCCGCATCCGCAAGTTCTTTTTGCGTTAGGCGATTTAAATACTAGACCAGATTTAAAAAGGTCTTCTTCATAATCTATTTCTACACCATTGAGAAATAGATATGATTTCTTGTCTATACAAATTTTAACATCTCCAAATTCAAAAACTTTATCTTTTTCTTCCGGCTCTAAAACAAAATCATAATGATACATAAACCCAGAACATCCCCCTCCCTGGAGAGATATTTTTAAGTAGTGTTCAAGAGTTTGGCGTTTTTTAAGCAAAGAATAAATTTTAGTTTTTGCTTTATCAGTGACTGTTATCGGCATTATTTACTCCTTTTCATAGTATGGATTTTCACCAGATAAATGATCAGTAACATCTTCAATATCTCCTATACTTGGAAATTCTTCTCTAAGATGATTTTCTACTCCTAGTCTCAATGTCATTTTTGACGATGCGCAGCCTTGGCATCCGCCACCCATAGTAATCTTTAATTCCTTGCTTTCTTCATTGAAATTATGTATTGATATATAACCTCCATGAGAAGCTATGAGAGGATTAATTTCTTTATCTATAAATTGCTGTATATCATTTTTCGTCATGTTTTTTCCTATAATCTCTAATTGCAGCTTTAATTGCATCTTCAGCTAAAACAGAGCAATGAATTTTTACTGGTGGAAGAGAAAGTTCTTTCGCGATGTCTGCATTAGATATTTCTAAAGCTTGTTCAATAGATTGGCCTTTCACCATACTAGTAATTAAAGAACTAGATGCAATTGCAGACCCACAACCGAATGTTTTAAATTTGGCATCTTCTATAATTCCGCTGTCATTAATTTTAAGCTGGAGTTTCATTACATCGCCGCATGCAGGAGCGCCTACCATACCGGTGCCTACACCAGGATCGTTTCGATCCATGCTACCCACATTCTGCGGATTTTCAAAATGATCTATTGTTTTTTGTGAATATGCCATATAGGTTCCTTTCTTTTAACTAAGTATTATCCGCACTTTGCATAACCGCAAGTTAAACAAGTCGCGCACCCTTCTTGATACACTACTCTACAATGTTCTTTGTTTTCACAATTGCAATCTATTACACCATTGCTTACTTTGGTGCCATCTTTAATATATTTTTTAAGAACTCTAGCTATAACTTTACTAAAAGAAAATAAATCTGCTTCTTTATCTTTTTGTAGTTGTTCTACTAAATATTGTACTGGAACTCCATGGCGCATAGATAACGATATAGTCCTTGTAAAAGCGGTGTGATTAGGATTTCTAAAAACAGAAACTATATCTTTTATGACAAATTCATCTCCATTAGTACCAACTATCAAATCGTACTTAGAAGGAACTGATTTTCTAGACCTCTTTTTAATTTGTCCCGAACAGTGTTTTTTAGGAATTTCTACATACTCAGAAAGTCCTCCAAATATTTCATAGGGCTGGCCATCGTGGAGACCTACTAGAATAGTCCAATCATCTCCAGTGATAGAAGCTCTATGAATATCGCAACTTAGCAATTCTGCTCTTTTTGAGGCTGACTTATATTTCAGTGTAGAATCTTCTTCTTTTTTTGTGATTAACACACCAGATCTAGAGCCATCTACATAAACAGTCACGCCCTTTAGTCCATTCTTCCAAGCTTTTCTGTATAGAACATCAACCACATCTGGAGAAGTGTCTGCTGGTAAATTAATAGTGCTGCTTATAGAGTGATCAATGTGCCTTTGAATAGCTGCTTGAACCTCTATTCTTTTCACCCAGTCTATTTCATCCGAAGTTATAAAATAATTTGGTAGAGAATCTTCTTTTTTAGATCCTCCAGTTTCCCAATACTCTTTAAGAGCGTGATGGTATATTTTAAATTCTTTCCACTTATCTCCTAAATTATCTATAAAATCTGGCTTTTCTTCTTCATCTGGATTTATTTTTTTCCTTCTAGTGTAGCTTAGCCTGAAAATAGGCTCAATTCCGCTAGAAGTTTGAGCTGCAATTGAGCATGTTCCCGTTGGCGCATTTGTTAAGCAAGCAATATTTCTCCTTCCATGCTGTTTAATAGCTTTTTTCAAATTATCTGGAAGTCTTTTAATAAAAGCGTTATCTTTTTCTTTTTCCCAATCCCAAACTCTAAATGGCCCTCTTTCTTCAGCTAATACCACGCTCTCTGTGTATGCAGATATCTTTAAAGATTCGTATATTTCTTCTATTACTTTAATAGATTTTTCAGAGCCATAAGTTATTCCAAGTTTAACAAGAGTGTCTCCTAAACCAAGAGTGCCCAAACCTGTTCTTCTTCCATCTAAACAAGCATTTAAAAGTTTTGTCCAAAGAATTTTCTCGTCTTCTGTATCTACTTTTAAAAGAATAGCTTGAAGTTTTTCAGATTCTAAATCTACTAAATCGTCGCTTAATCTCATTGCATAACGAGAAGCCATTTTGAATTTTTCAAAATTAAAAGACGCATTTTTTTGGAACGGATTATCAACATAACTCGTTAAGTTAATTGCTATAAGTCTGCAAGAGTCGTAAGCGCTAAGGGGTATTTCTCCACAAGGATTAGTAGTTATTGTTTTAAAACCTACATCGCTATAAGATTCTGCTGGTAAATCTTCTATTATGTTGTCCCACATCATTAAGCCTGGCTCTGCAGTTTTAGTGGCAGAATCTACAATTAGTTTCCACAGATATTCTGCATCTATTTCTTCAGAAAAGCAAGGGTCGCTAGATTCAACTGGCCACTGTAGTTTAAATTTATCTCCACTTTCTACAGCACGCATAAAATCATTAGTAATTTTTATTGAAACATTTGCTCCAGTAACTTTAGAGAGATCTTGCTTCATCGTAACAAATTTAGCAATGTCTGGATGGCGAACATCTAAAGTTATCATAAGCGCACCACGGCGGCCGTTTTGGCCTATCATCCTACAGACGTAGCTATAAAAATCTGCAAAACTCCAAGCTCCAGTAGTTGTTCTAGCAGAATTAGATACTTTTGCTCCATCTGGCCTAAGAGTAGAAATGTCTATTCCTACACCGCATCTTCTCTTAAAAAGATTAGCTAAATCTTTTCCGCGATTTAAAATTGAGCTTATATCATCTTGAGGAGATTCTACAACCACGCAATTAGAAAGACTAACAACCGCGTGGTCATTTCCTATTCCAAACATTGGAGAACCTTGAGGGATTATTTGCTTGAAATCTTTGAACAAGCCATATATTTGCTCTTCATCAAGTGATCTGGAGCCATTATACTTTTTTTCTATTCTTGCAAACTCTGAAGCTAGCCTTCTATGCATTTGATCTGGGTTAGATTCTAGAAAATTACCAGAAGAATCTCGAAGAAGATATTTGTTGACGATTGCACTAGTCGCTAATTCGTCACCGCTGAAATAAGAATTAGTCTCTTTTAAAACTCTATCTTTTTCATATTTCTTCATATTACTGCATCCTTCTTACTTCAGCCCACTTCTCGCGTAATTGATCTTTTATTTCATTATTATCTTGTTTGACAGCTTCGTTTAAAGTAATTGAATTTTCATCTAATATTTTAAATTTAGATTTTGCTGTATCTATAGCTATCGGGAAAAGCAGTCCATCTCTTCCAGCTCTGTTTTTAGCTATAAAAAGTCTACCTCCTCCAGTAGCTTTTTCAGTAGCTTTCCTAGAAATAGAGATTACTAAATCAGCAACCATAGCTTTTCCATAAGCTTCTGCCATATTTTCTAAACCTACAATATCAGAATTAGCAGAATCTCTATTAGCTTGAGAAGCTGTCCAGATTGGAATATTTAATTCCATTGCCATATTTCTTAACTCTTCGTAAACTAGTTTTAATTCGTGCCTTAGAGAATCATAAGACCTTGTTGATCTCATAATATCAGCATAATCTACAATGATTATGTGCGGCTTAAAATTTTTAAGAAGAAGTTTGTCTAAATGATTCTTAAGAGTTACTATGCTAGCAGATCCTGTTGGGTACTCTTTTATGATAAGCTTGCCCATTTCGTGATCTTTATAAAAATCTTCTACTTCATCTTTATGATTCACAACTTCATTATTAGCGATATCGCAAAGGTTAGAATCATATCTTAAGCCGACTGCTTCTTCAGATAGCTCGAAAGTGTAATGTACAACATTTTTTCCAGCTCTCATAGCATTAGAGCCCATCTCCACAAGCCAGTGGGATTTTCCAACTCCAGTATTAGCTGTTATGACTCCAATTTCTCCTCTGCCAAGTCCACCACGGAGGATATCATGAGCATCTAATCTTGGAAGTCCTGTGGGTATTACAATTCTAGCGTCTTTAATAAACCTAGAATCTATATCTTCAAAAAAGTCGTGGCCTAAGCTGTTTGGCATTCCAATAGATACTGCTTCTTTCATCAAACCCACTACAGATTCAAATTTTTCAGTAGATATAAGATCTACAGCTTTATCTAGAGCTTCTTTAAATACTTGGCATTTACAAAAATCTAAAGCTTTTTCTTTTACATAGCTTTGATCTCCTAAGTCAGGACTTGATTTAAGCCTATGAAGAAAATCTACTACTTGTTCTTTTAAAAGAATGTCGCCAGTTTCTGATAGATCTTCTTTGACGATTGTAACTAAGAGCTGAGGTGTTGGAAATGTGCTATATTTTATAAAATAACTAAAATATTTTTCTGAAAGATATGTCAAATATCTAAGTTCGAAAAACTCAGGGTGCATAATCTCTACCATTTGAGATGCCCATCTATGGTCTGTTAATAAACCCTGGAAAATCTTTTCTTGAAAATGCTTTCCATATTTTGAAAAATAAGGTGACCCTGGTTGGGGTGATACGTCATACAATTCTGACACAGTTACTCCTAATAACTCATTGCTTTCATACTCATGAAAAATTTTTCTACGTCGAAATCTTGTATTCCTTCTTTTAGAATAATTCTCATAAAGTCCATTTTATCTATTTTTGGAATATCGGATTCCAACTGGCTATTTATTTTTTGTACTTGATTAAAAGATAGATTGGAAGTATCTAAGTACATTAACTTCCAATTCCTTTTTACAACATCTTCGTCTTTATCGATATTCTGGTAAATCTGAAGTTTGCTGTTAACTGCCCTTGCCCTACTTAAAGTAAGTATTTCTTCTACTTCCATTGATCCAGAAGATGCAAGATCTGGAAAACGTTTGGCTAGAGAACGAAAGCCTACACCTTTTATTCCTGGTATCCCATCAGAACCATCTCCAGTAAAGCACCGACATAGGCAAAAGTTGGCAGCAGTGATACCAAATTTTTTCAATATTTTTTCGGAAGTTACAAAATCTTTTTGTCCGGGTGACCAAATCTTTATTTTTTCATCTTCTAGTAACTGGTAATAATCTTTATCTGAAGAGACTATAACTTTTGGTTTTTCTAAAAGTTCTCTTTTACAAATATATCCTATAACATCGTCAGCTTCGCAGTCTGAAGTGTATATTTGTTTTATTCCAGACCTCTTTAAAAGATTCACAATTAAATTTACTTGATAGTTTCTATTTTCAACTGTGTTTGGAATATCTCCTTCATAAAACCTGTTTAGTTTTACTGGGCGCTTATTTTTCTTGTATTCTGGAAATATACTCCTTCTCCGCGGAGAGCCTCCACCTTCCCAAACAACGTATACACATTCAGGATTTAACAAATCTGCTAGATATCCAAGGCCTCTTAAAAAACCTAAAGACCCTCCAATGTGCTGACCATTCATTCCTACAGATGGATTAACAGTAAAGTGTCGCATAAAAAAATTTAATGCGTCAACTAAAACTATGGGACGCTCTTTTCTATTCATTAGAATCTAATAACAACTCAGCTTCCATTGCCAAAGCTCTGACTTCTTCAAAAGACTCAATGTCAATATCCATCGAGTCTGGATCTTTTAAAGTTTTTACCAAACACTGCTCTAATAAGCTTTCAATGTATGGCTCATTCTTAGGATCTTTCCAAACATCGCCAAAATCAGCTTTGTAGAATTTCTTTTCAACGATTATTTCCCCAGTAGAAATATCGGTAACGGTTAAGTTTTTCCAAGCTCCAGATCCTGAAACAACTATCTCTTTTCCATCGACTGTTTCAGGACCGTGCTTTCTCAATAAGTCAAAAACTTGTTCATGCTCATAGACCCCTTTGCCAAAGTGAATTTCAAAATTTGCTGTACGGAATGGAGGAGCAACCTTATTTTTAATTGTCTTAGCAGAAACGTTGATTCCAATTACTTCCTTATCTTTATTTGTAATATGCTGACCTGCACCAAGCTTGATTCTCACAGAAGAATGGAATGGTATTGCTTTTCCACCAGGGGTTGTAGTGGGATCACCGTACATAACTCCGATCTTAGTTCTGATCTGATTTAATATTACAAACAAAGCATTAGTTTGGCCGATCACTCCAGTAATTTTTCTCATTCCTTTAGAAATTGCTCTAGCTTGTAGTCCAATTGAATTTTGTTCATAGGTTCCATCAAGCTCGGCTTTTGGAGATGATGCAGCCACTGAATCCCAAATAATAGTAATGGGAACGTCTTTTTCCATTGCTCTAGCTTTAAGGATAGTCGACTCTGCTATAGATAAAACTTCTTCTGTCATATGAGTGTCAACATAAACGAAGCGCTTAGAAATATTGACTCCTAAATTGCTAAGATTTTCAACTGAAGTAGCATTTTCTGTATCAATATAAACTACAATTCCACCCATTTTTTGAGTTGTACGAGCAATTTGAATTGCAATATGTGATTTTCCAATTGATGGTGGTCCAAATATTTCTATAATCCGGCCTTCTGGCAAACCGCCATTAGGGCGATTAGAAATTATGTAATCTAACTGCTTACAACCGGTGCTAATCCATCGCTTGATATGAGTAGGAGATTCATCATCTTCTAAGTTATAAGCAACTTTAGAACCGTGCTCTTTATTAAGTTGTCTTATTAGATCGCTAGTAAAATCATCTGGATCTTTGTTTTTTGCACTTTTTCTCATCTATTAATCTCCTAATTTAATATAAAAATAAATCATTCAGTGTTCATAAAAAAAAGGGTGCCGAATGCATTCATCAAGAATAGCTTCGGCACCCCGATAATTTTCGTGTATATCTACTTAGAGATCTTAGAAATCTTTTTCAATATCAGCAAATGCATCATCTAAACTTGCATATTTTTCTGCCATTTTAGTATTATCTGCAGCTGCATTAGTGGACTTGTCAGTGCTAGTTGATGTATCACTGGTGGAACTATTTTGAGTCGTTCCGCCTCTAGTAGAGCCAAAATTATCAGAATTAGAATCATCAGTATCGTCTCCATTCAACCAAGCATTGACAATAGTTTCAAGTTCGTCATAACTCTTGCAAGTATACATTTCATCTAAATCTGGAATATCATCTAGCCATTGTTTAGCTTGCTTTGCGTTATCAGCAAGATCTGTAGTACTCATGCGCGGCCGGACTTCAGTGGTAGCCCACATTCTGCCTGGAGGCTTCGTACAAGTGACTTTAATATCACGACCAGTAGTTGGATCTGTAATATCGCCCACTTCATCATCTAGCATCAAGTTGAGAAGAGACTGGTATACCATTTTTCCAAAAGACCAAAGCCTAACTCCTTGAGCTTCTTCACCTCGAACAATAACTGGCGCGTAAGCTCGCATCTTAGGATAAAGCTTTTTAGCCAACTCATAAGACTCTTTAGTGCCATCATTTCGAAGAGTGTTGATCAAATCTTGAATCGGATCTGGCTCACCAAACTGGTGAGGAGCTAAAAGCCCGGGATTGTTTCCAATATTATAATAGAACCAGCGCTCCTTAAAAGGCTGTCCATCATTATCAGAAAAAGCAAGAATTCGAACCGTGTGGTCTTCCCCTTCTTGCGGGCGCCACATACTGTTGCGCTTTGAATTATTACCAGAAAGCTGGTTTAGCTTCTTACGAATTGCGTCTAGGTCAATTGCCATTGTTAACTCCTTAAATGTGCAAATTTTTAGTTTATAGTGTGGTAGATAACCACATAATAAATCTATAAGGAGACTACCAAGTGTACAACTAATTTCTTTGCAAAACCATCAAACTTGAAAATGGAACTTCTTTCATTTCGGTACCCATAAGCAACGTTGCAGTAATTGGTCTGCCTAACTTGTAAGTAACATTATATAATATTCCAGTTATTTCAACTGGATCTTCATTTTTGAAAGCTTCTTTTACATAAGAAAGAACAAGATCTCCAATCTTTGGAGTTAAAAATGTTGAAGAAATTACAATCTCTGGATCTATACTGAGTTTATGACAAATATCTTGTGGTACTATAAAATAGGGCTGTCTAGAAGAATATGAAGGAGAGTCTACCTCTTCTACAATAAGATCTTTATCCCCAACAGAAATAATCTTACAAATAGAAACTTTTTCTGCTTTTTGTCCCTCTTTTCCAGACTCAGCACCAAAAACTGCTACTAAATCTCCAGACAAAAATACAGACTCGCTTTTTTTCATATTGCTCACTAAGACCTATATTAATAGATATAAGACTGAGCTTTAAGTTATTTCTTCTTGGGAGAATAGACCTTTCCACCGCCAAATGCTCTCTCATTAGCATCGATTGCTCTTTTACGTGGATCACCCTCTTTATCTTTTTTTCCTTTTCCTCCAGTTGGCCCTGTGCCCAATGGAGTTACTACGCCAGCAACATTTGCAGAAACGCTGTATTCATCTTTTTCTGCGTCTTCTCTTTCATCTTGGCTAGATTCATCAGGTTCTCCAAGTAGTTCTTCATCTACAACGGACTCATTCGCAACTTTCTTCTTTTTAGCATTATTTTTAGCTCTATTCCACATATAAGGCGTGTCAGAAAAATATATTAAAACTCCTTTTCCAAAAATTTCTATTACAAATGGAGGAATATCAATAAAACCAGCTTTCTTACCAGCTTCCATTGTGTATTGTATATACCTTCGTCCGTCTCTAGCTGGAATGGTGCCAGCCGCTCCTTTTATACTGCTAAGTGGTATTTCAGCGCCAAGTCTATCATGAGAATCTTTCTTTTCTTTTGGAGAATCATAAACTATTTTCATGGCTTCAACTCCGCCAGTAGCTGAATCTAAAAAACTTATGAGTTTTTTAATATCAGAATCTCCAGCTCCTTTTTTTGCATTGAGTCTTTGCATTAGTTCGCCTGGAGGAACTTTTCCCACAGCTTCGATCTCTTTTTTATATCTACCCTTACCACGCTTTTGCGTGGTTTGTGGCTCTTCTTCATTTTGCTCTTTTATAATCTTTCGAATATAATTGCGAATCTGTATTTCTTTCATCGATGCACCTTTAGAATAAATATCAATCTTAACTCAGGTATTCCACTGAAAGAGGGAAGTGGCCTAATTCTTTAATAAAAATCGATATTTGTGATTCTTTTTCTATCTTTTTTATCATGTCTGGACTCGCGTCTATTATTAAAGCATCATGAATCAAAAATATTGGTTCAAAATTTAAATTTTCTGACCTTAACTCTTCTATTAAATTTTGAAACCCTATTAAAGAAACATCTACTGCTGAAGATTGCACCCAATTATTAAATATAATAGAGTCTCTATCAGAAGATGGAATTATGCTTCTGCCAAAAATATTAGATATAAAAGATTTTTTTTCTAATTCTTGTTTTTTAACACTTACTATATCATTAAAATTCATAGAATTCTTGATATGATTTACAGCTTCAAAAGGCTTTATACCTGGTGGCAATATTTTCTTTAAAGTCCTAACACCAGCTCCATACAGAGCACATAACACAAGTTTTTTAATTTGAGATCTCTCTAAAGAATTAGAAAAATAATTTTCATTAAACATTTCATAAATATCTTTTTGCGAATTATTTCCCGCGCTAGAAAGAGCTACTCTCGGCTCTAAAGAAATAAAGTCGAACTGAATTATTTTTCCACCCTTATATCTTGACTTTAAAAATCCTCTAATTTCTTTTTGAGTTGTTAAAAGTTGAGGTCCAGACTCTGTTACAATTCTGCCTGTTCTAGTAGAATAATTATTATACACTACTCTTTCGAGATAACCGTGTCTGTTAGTTGAAAATGACTTTTTAACTTTTTTATCAATTTTATTGTCTAAAAGCCAGCGGTTAAAAGAGATAGAGTCAAAAACGGCCTCGCTCATACCGCGCAGTAACTTCTGCTCTTTCTTAAAGGTCTTTAAATAGGAATACTCATCTAAAATATCGTATACTTCAGAAGCCCATTCTGTAACTTTTTTCAGATTTTCTTTAAAATCTTCTGGCCGTTGAATCATTATAGAGGGAACTCCATTAATTTCTACCCCAAGTTCCAAAAATGCCTTTTTTTGATTTTCGCTTATTATTGATGGACATTGGATTTCTAAAAGGCGACAAAAGTGTTCTATTGAATATTCTTTTTTGGGATCTCCGCACAAAACTATAGAATTTTCATCCACAGCATTAGTCCAAAAATAATTTTGACCATCATAGCTAAGATGATTCGACTTTCCAAAATTACTAGCTTCTATTAATAGATTCATTACTTCTAATTTAACCAAAAAGCAAAGATTGGTTAGAGATTATCGCTACCGCCAGCAGCGATTGTAGCTGAAGCTTTACTTATCATATTGTCTAGAGACTCATAAGTCCCCCAAGCATCTCCAAATGGAATCATTTCAAAAGAAGTTTTAAATCCACCAGGAGTAATTTCGTGCTGTAAGCCATTTACTGCGTAGATATTATCTACAGTCGTTCCAGTGCCTAAGTCTACAAACATTTGCTGCCCGTGAGCTATAATAGGACATCCGAATGTTTTAACTTTAAGCTTCATTGGCATCATTCTAAGTGGCAACCCTCTATCTTGCTCACCAGGAGCACCCTGGTCTGAACTTGCATTCTTTTGTGCCCGGAGCATGTGGACAGTTGTATCTTTTGAATTGTGCATTGAATCTGCGCTCAAAGAATTAACTGAGCTATTTTGAGCGCCATAAATAAGAGTCGGAACAGATGATTTAACGAAATGCTTGAGTTTTGGTACTCCGCCTCCCATCCTATAATAAGTGGTGCCATCATCTGCTGTGATCATTTGTAGTAAATCAGCTTCAACAGCACGAGTAATAACATCGTTAAAAGCTTTTGCGTGTTGAGACATATCTCCGTCTTCTACTTTTGTAATATCTCTAAGAACAGAACCGAGGGCGCCCATGTCGCTGTTTCTAGAAATTCTAATTAAATCAGCGACTCCAGCATATTTTGACGCCACACTATCAAAAAAGTGCAGTCTTAAAACTGTATTTGCCGCACTTGGAGCCCAGGGTTGACCAGCAGCATCAGGAGTCTCAACAGGACTTACATGGGGCACTGCTTCCATATACATTTGAACTCTAGGAAGTTTAAATTTCATGTCTGACCCGGGACCATAAGCATCTTCTAAAACTGAATCTTTAAAAGACTTGGTGCTACCAGGATTATTTTTAGCAGAATCTCTCATTTCTACATTTCCCTCATCATCTCTAGAGTATAGTTTTGAGAATCCATAATGCGCCGCAGCTTGATTGTTTATAAATTCTTTATTCATAAAAGCTAAAAAGCGCGCGGGAGATACTTGAACTTTTTCTTCTTGGTAAGTTTTAAATAATTTTTCAAATCCATTATCTCCAGTCATTTCTATTGGCATAGAACCTATATTCAGCGTGTTAATATAACTACATGAGTCATTAAAAGCATAATATATCATTTGAACTTCTTCAAATCTTCCAGATTCTACAATGGGTAAGCCCACAAAAATAGACATGAGCTTAGCAAAAGAACACCAAACTGTCTGTCTTGGTTTTCTTTCAGATGGCTGATCTGCAACTTGCATTCCACTTTGGCCTGCTTTAGCCCAATAGCTACACATTGGAGTTCCGGTTCGAGAAGTTAAAAATGGGTCTCCTTCTGCCCTACACTGCGCAGTCTTTTCTTTTATGACTTTACCAATCGTGACATTGAAAGCTTGAACGTCTTCCTTAAGTGTATTTACATAACCTGCCAGTGCTGACATATCTTCACTTTCTGAATTAAGGCTATTTGAAATAAAGCTATTTAATTCTTGCAGTTTTTCTCCATCAAAAGCATCTGAAAGATTTGTTGGACTCAAAGATGAAATAACACTCATTCCTATAACATCTCTCATCCCTTCATCTGCTAAAACATCTCTTCTAACTCCACGAATTTTTTCAATTAATTTTTCTACAGCATACCACTTTGCAGCAACCTTTCCCGACATACCGATATCACTGATATTAAGATGCGCGGCTCCTTTTGTTACTAAGTCTAGAGTTATCTTAACTTGGCCAGCATCATCGAAATTATATGCTGTGTTATAAACACCAAATTTTTCTTTAACTCTCAAAGAGTTAATAAGTTTGCCAAAACTATTATTTCCTCCTATAGTGCCATCTGGGTGAGACCATCCATACTCTAGCATTATTTCTGTTTGCGAAAAACTTGAAGGCTTAACCATTTCAGCTATTTCTGCCAATCTAGATCTATCATGAAGAGTAAACTTAATTTTTGCAGATTTATGAGACATCATACCGCGAGTGGGTTTCACGCTGATGTCTACACTGGTAATACTCATAAATGGACGCATTCTGTCTATAATTGGAGCAGGCCGGTTCGAGCCAGGTTCTCCAGGCAATACAAGATCATCTAAGATGTGTGTTAAGTCTATTCCAGCATTACCCGCAGCCGCGACTTTTTCTTCAGCGGCAGCTTTCCAAGCATCGATGCTATATGCTACTGAATCATAAGACAAAGGATCTTCATCTGCTGGTATTAAAGTTTGAGGAGCAGTAAATAGCTCCATCCCCGAAGAAGAGAATGTTGCTGGAATTGCAGCTTCTACATCTTCAGGCGAAGTAGATCCAGCAGTAGCGGCTTCTGTCTCTAGCTGAGCTTCAATAACCGCAGCATAATTCATTCCTGCGATTTCGGCATTAGTTGCAGATGCCATAGTGTAATCTGGGCTACCTTGCTCTGGAGAAGCGGTTCCCATTAAAAATCTCATTAAGCTAGCTTTTGCTATCTTGCCTCCCTGTATTACATGCCCTGGAGTGATTAGCTGGCAGTCTAAATATGGTATAGATCTACTCCACTCTAAAGCTGGTATTGCATTTAAAAATATTTCTAAAGCTCCAGTGTCTCTATTTCCAAAATTTAATTCTACAGGAAGAACTTGCAAGATCGAAAGCGCTGGTTTATCTCTAGTTGGAGGCGAATTTTGATTTACTCCATTCCCAAGTTCTCCCAACATTTCCGCCATTGGAACTCCAGTATGACGAATTTCAGCAAAGTCGTTCGTAATGTCGTCTTTACACACTAGTTGAAAAGCTGCTTGAACCAAAGCTTTACTCTCGGCATCTATACCGTTTAAAGCAGACATTCCAGCAATTTCTTCTGCATAAAATCCGCCATCTGTCATATTCACTATAGCTTTAGCAATATCTGCTTTTACGTCATAAAATACAACTTTGCCTTCTTCTATAGAGTACTGTGGCTGCATTTCCAAGACCATTTCTATAAACCGATCTTTAGTAATAGAACCAAAGTATAGGCCGATCTCGCTGCACGCTTCTTCTATTAATTCTTGTCTTTTTGGCATAATCTCATCTATACGTAAAGTAGTACTGAATTTATATCTACTGGAATTTGGAGAACTACAGCTGGCGGAATCTGCGGGCCCCAGCCTATACCAGAACAAGCAGCAATTACCCACCAAAGTGTAGCATCGCCCCAAAGCTCTCCAGCAATAATGTCTAATCTATCTCCTTCTTTAGTAACTCTTCGAGAGCAAGCAATAACCCCTTGTTTGGCTGCATAATATAAAGCTGTTGAGCCTTTAGCAGTGCCATATTGTCTTCCACCTTTCACCAGCATGGATCTATTATATCGTCTCATAAATTACTCCCAAGGATTTCCTTCTAAGTTTGCCTCATCGACTTCTTCGCCTTCTTCTGGCGCTGGACCAAATCCGCGGGCAGCTTGTTGTTGGCGGAAGAAATATTCTTCATCACCATACTCTCTGACTGGATCTCCAAATAATTGCCTTACCATATCTCCAACCGGGAATGCAACAGACCTCATTGAGCCATCTGCATCTAGTCCAAGCGGAATATCGTGAATTGGAGAAAATCCGATAGTTATTTTTACTGTTTGAGGAGCTCTACTGCCCGGAGATGTCTCCCATGTCGTTTTGCCAATGCCATAATCAAAATCTAGGGCGTTAATGACTCCAGCTAATCCGGAGCCTCCAGCCGAAGCAAAAGATCTCACTACTGCATTCTTCTCTGCTGAAAACCAATCATTGACTTCCTGAGCATAAAACCATTCAGCGCCATCTGGAATCACCCCAGAGCCAACATCTGGAATTGGAACTGGCATAGGCAATCCTCCCGCACCTTCGAATGCTTCAGTTATTTTTTTCCACATATACGCACGGATCCACTCATCTTTTGCTTCTTTGATGGGTATGTGGTCAACTATTATGCCTTCCATCCCTTCAGGCAACCCGAAGTCCGGGTCAGATGGCTTGAAAACGTACCTTATAGACTGTCTTTTCTCCATTCTTTGAGATTTTTTAGCAGCTTTCTCCTCATCATCACCTAAATCTACTAAGGGCCTCATGTTGTATCCAATAATTTGCCCTGGTATTTTGTTTGGGGAAGTCGCTGTGAATCTCCTTAGCGCTTTACTATATTGGCCCGGAACTAAAGTTGCTTTGCAATATGGATATTTAGCTCCAGCAGTGGGCACAAATGAGCATGGCATGCCGGGCAAAAATCCTTGAGTAGCTGTTGGCATTAATCCTACAGCTATAGCTCCTAGAATGCCCATCATTTCCGAAGCTGGTGGAGGTCCCTTTATGGCTCTAGCTAGGTCTGCTGCTGCAACATTGGCAGCCAAAGCCATCTTTTCTCTAATTGCAGCATTAGCTTCGCCTACATCTACTGCCAACATAAACATTTCAGTGGCTAATCCGAATAAGCGCTCTATGCCTATTTTTGAATAATTTGATTTAAACAATTCTCCAAGCCGCATTCTTATGACTGGAGAAGCAGTTGGCGTTTGTGAAAATGGCTGTATGAAAGTATTACCTTCTGCATCTTTGCGTTGATTACCTACAGACCACTGTGGATATACCATCGAAACCAGCCTATTAACTGCGAACCACATTTCATTAAAATCGCTAGGACTTGTTGCCGCTACATAAAAACTTAATCCAATTTTTCTAGTAGTTTTCTGATATATTTGGACTGAATCCATTCTACCGAATCCTTCTTCTTCTTTCCATTTTGGACTAAAGCTATCACTAACGCTGTCTACAAAAGCGTGAAAAGAAATTATTTCATTAGTTCGAAGATCGTGGAAGTAAAAAGGCATATAAGAAGCGTCTAAAATATCTTCAAGTTCAATAACTTCGTCTAGAGAAAGCCTGAATTCTCTTGATCTTTTTACTTTATCGTATCCATCTGGATGTTTTTCATCATCCAAGACACCGCGTGTATGACCTCTGGACATATCTAAGCCAGCCCACTTCTTTCTCTTTACAAGTGTATCAAATCCAGCTGGCATTAAATACATTGATGGATTTGCTCCAAACCTCCAAGCCATTGCAGTGCTATCATTTTCTTGTCCAGCGACAAGAGTTCTAGATTTTGTATGCAGATTATAAATTGTTGGATTAGTTAAGTCTGAATTTTTTCCCTCTGGATATGGTGAAAGTATAAGGTCTCCTCCACCAAAAAGCCCTCCAGAAAGCATAACAATATCTCCTAATTTTGCCATGGTGTTTAAAAATTGAAAAGTGGTAGAAGTTGCGAAAGCATCTATAATTAAAAATAAACTTTCAATGAAGCTTACTGGATTGCTAAAATCTGCATCTGCCATAGAATCCGAAATCTGACTAATATCTCTAATTGCTGCTCGAGAAACCACAACATAATAGCTAGATGAAGTTCCTAAAAGCCTACTATAAAACCTTAATATTCCAATAGCCATGCATATGAAAAACGCTTTACCAGAACGTAATTTGGGTATTCCTAAATAAGCTAGTATTTTTGAGCCTATGTTGTTAGTTCCAAAACTCTTTTTACCAGGAGCTGCGCCCAAAGGAAAGACCTCACCAGGAACTTGTTCTTCTCCAGCGGGAAAAAACAAAAATATTAAATCTAGCAATAAGCCAATAATGACTCCAGCTACAAGAGTCGCAAGTGCTGCTAACACAGCCAATACTATCATTGCGATAGGCATCGGTCCGCCCCAAGGCTCTAAATAACTGTTTAGTTGTCCCCAAGACTGTCTGCTCACAGCTTCTAAAGGCTCTGTTTTACTCCCTTTTCTTCTAATTCCTGCAGTATATATCTCAGTATTAGTCAAGCCAGGCTGAGAATTTAATCCTAGCAAATTTTCTGTAACTGAACTAACGTCTAAATCTGTTGGTTTAGTTTTGTTTAAAGCTAATTGTACTCCTATTCCTTGGCCAATAGCTTTTGTAGAATTTGCACTGTCTGGATCACTATCATCTCCAGTTGATCTAAGCATTAAAGATAAACCAACTTTTGCAAGATCTTCAAAACTAGGAGTTTTTCCATCTTCAACATACTCACCAAATTTATTTTGTTCTGACCACATGCCTTTTGAGTATTGCTGTTGTTGGATATAAGGTGAACTACCACCCGGACTAAACCTATTGTATTTTAATACATCTGATATTTTTTCTTTAACTGGATGATTGCTGCTATTTCCATAGTTTGGCATTGCTGAATCATTCCAAGCATCTCCTGTAATATCTCCAAGTAAAGTATTTCCACTTAAGCCATCGTTTTTATCTAAAATATCTGCTAAATCGCTAGGTGAAAAAGTACCTCCGCTTCTTGTGTCGGGAGTACCACCCGAGCCTATACTTTCAAAATAAGCTGCGGCGTCTTCTAAAACGTCATCAAAGAAAACTCTTGCACTAGAATCGTCCCCTTTAGTATTTATTAAAGGGGGATTAATAACTCCTTGTATTTTTGAAGCTACAGAAAGACCAGAGCTTGGGCCATATTGATTTTTTTCAGTTCGATCTGCTAAATAATCACCGAGTGTTTTCTTTGGAGGGTCAGCCGAAGTTATTCCCCTAATTTCATCTGGCAAATCAATATTTACAGTTCCGTCAGCATTAGTACCCTCTGGAGAAAATGATGAAGCGTTTACACCCTCTTCTATCTCTCCAATTTCTTCTGTTTTTTTAATGCTCATTAGAACTCTCTTAAATTAAATAGTATCAGTAGCTGTTTTTCACTTTTTGTTTAAACAAATCTCTAAATTTTTCTCTAGCAGCTGGATCTTGAAGAGACTTATGAAGATGATCGAAAACTTTTTGCCAGCTATCTGTCTGTTTTTTTACATCTTCTATAACTTCTGCTCTTGACTCTTCTGGAACTTGGTCTAGCATGTGTTGATATGCTGGATTGTCTTCTAAGGTGCCATGAACATCATAGAGTGGTATTTCTGGAATTTCTGTGTATTCTTCTTCAGAAAATTCTACTTTTTTATTTTTTTTATCTTCCATTATCATCTCTCTTTTTATTAATCACCTTGGCCTTCCAAGGCTGTTCCAGCAACTACAAGTTTCTTATCTACTAACACTTCTGCCAATTGGTCAGCTTCCATAGTAACATTAAGGTTCATTTGAATTGTAATACCGTTATCTTCAACTGTAACTTTCTGCCTGTGAACTGAAAGAGCAGCTCCAACATCTTCCATCACGGCGTTAATATCAAAAACTCTAAGTCTAGCTAATTCTATTCCAGTCTGGTTATAGGCGTCGACTGCAGTTCCCACACTTTGAGCTACAGACTCTTGAGTATGAGAAACAAATCCTGAGGCTATTGCAGTAAGCTTTGTGCTGAAGAGTGACAAATCGCTCATGAAACTTGCCATTTTTTCCATCTGCGCAGCAGTACTAGTAAGATCAGGAAGTGAGCTCATAGAATCAACAACTTGCTTAAGCCCGGCTTGGCCCTCTTCGAGGGTTCCTCCATAGTAAGTTGGATCTATTAAATATGATATCATTCCCATTGTCAATACAAGCTTACTTCTAAATTCTGAATATTCAGCAACATCACCAAAGCTTGCGGCAATGGCTCCAATAGTTTTAGTAAAATTGCTCATTTGTGAAATAACAAGCCCAATAATTTCTAACTTCTTTTCAGCCCCAGAACCAACTTTTACCGCTAGTAATGCAGTTACTAGCCCTGGTAAAGTATCTTTTATAGTTCCAACAATTCCTTCAATCATAGAAATCATATTTCCAAGCATATCTGGTTTATCTGCAAAGGGATTCCAACTATTATCTTCCGGAATTAGATCTGCCATAGCCCCTATTCCTGAAGCAAACTGACCGACAGCAGTGATTGCCATTGAGATAACTTTCATTTTCTTTATAGATTTCTCTGAGCCATCTATTTTCTTAGAAGATTCTATTACCATCTCTAGCATGCTGGGGAGATGGTCTTTAACTGCAGTTAAGATTGTGTGCATTTGCTTTTTGAAATCTTTGAGTGTGTCTGCCATCTTTGGACTACTCATTATCCAGCTCTGCTGATCATAGTTCATACACATTATTTTTGCTGCTATTGCGCCGATGTCTCCAGCAAAACCACCAATAGCTGTTATAATAGTTGCAATAGCTTCCATTTTTATTTTTGCTTTTTCAGGATCATCGCCTAAATCAACTGTCATAATAGCAGTAAAGAAAGGAGGTAAAAGTTCTGTCATAGTCTTCATCATATCAATAACAGTTTTACCAAATGCTGCTAGCGTACCTGAAACATCTGGAGCTTTAGTAGTTACGCCTCTCCACGACATGGATATTTCTGGTTTTAGGGCTTCGATTAGAGCATCTGGAGGCTTTAAAGCTAACATTAGATTTGCTATAGCGCCTATTAACCCTCCTATAGCTTCCAGTTTTGGTATGTCTGCTGGGCTTATGATAGCTACTAGTACAGTTAAAGCTTGAACCATGGAAGTAATACCTCCCAACATTGCATTCATAAAATTTGCTGCGCCTTCTAAAATTGAGCCTGATTCTCCACCATTTTTACTAGCTATTACATCTAAAGCTGCGATTGCTACAGCCATACCACCAAAAGCTTGAGTTGCCATCAGCACTGAAATAATAGCTCCAATCTTAAGGACTAATGCTTTAGGATCTCCGACGTCTAAGTTTCCAATCAATTGAAGTGCAGGAGCCATACCATTTATCATAGCAAAAGCTAATTCGCCAAGAACTTTAAATCCAGCTTTTATTAATTTTATTCCACCGCCACCGAATGGCTGTAGTACAAGCATTAATCCAAAGGCTGCAGCAGCTGGTAGAAATGCCATAGTAGCGTGAAGAGCTATAATCAGGTTAGCTAGTAATAGAGCTAA